GGTTGCGAGGTGTTGTAATTCTTCAGGCCCGCATAGAATTCCGCAGCGCCCGCGACGCGACCGCCGAAGATCGGGGCGTTCGCACGCAATTGCGCGATAAACGATCCCATGATGCTGACGGCGGGCGCGGTGACACTCACGGCGCTTTAGTCTCCTTCCAGGTAAGCGAATTCTCCAGGGCTTTGCGCACGCGGCGATCAAGCTCGCTGGCTTCCTGTGTCATCACGCGATCGAGGAAGGGGCGCGGTTCAAGGACTCGGCTGGTGTAAACGCCCTTGGCGCGCATGTGGCGTCCGGTGCGGCGGTTGACGGGCTTCACGGCGCGCGCTCCGGGGTTGCCACCGCCCTTCGCGCCGGTTTCGAGGAACAGCGCGTAAAACTGTCGGGCGCGGACGGCGAAGCCCTCGCCGCTTTTGAACACGAAGGTTTTCAGGCTCGATCGGAGATCCCCGGACACGCGCACGGGGGGCGATCCTGGCGCCGACGCTTTATAGCGCCCGGCGGGTCCGAAATAGGTCTTGCCGCCGCCCTGGCTTGAATTGATCAGGCGTCCGGTCTTGTTCTTCACGTCGTTGCCAGCGGCGCGCATCAGCTTTGTGATCTCGCGCTTGTCGAGCACGACGCTGCCCCAGTTTGTGACAGTCAGCTTCAGATCAGACATCGGCGGGCGTCACCAGAGTCCCCAGCGCGGCCCGCCGAACAGACCGGCGAGGATCAGGATCAACACGATCACCAGGATGATGCCCACGGGATCGGAAGGCCCGCCATAGCCCGCGCGCCAGCCGTAGCCGCCTCCGGCGAGGAGCAGGACCAGGAGCACGATCAGGATCAGAGTCATAACGGGTTCACTCCAGGCGGTGCCGCCGCTGCCCCGTCGTAAGGTTCGGTCAACAGCGCGTTGCGTGCGCCGTCGCTGTCGTCGGGCGTGATCCGGCTGTGCTCCAGTTCGCATTCCATCTGAAGGAAGCGCTTGCGGCCCGCGATCTCCTTCGTGCGGCGGACGCGGAAAAGCTCCGTGCGCAGCCCGCCGACAGGTCGATCGGTCGAGCGGATCACGACATCGATCGTCTCGGGGTAATCCTGCCAGCGGATGTTGATCATGTGCGTCACCGGCAAATCGACCTGCGTCGATTGGTAAAAGGTGCTGGCATAGGTCGGCTGGATGTCGGCGTGCACGGTCGCGATCGGCACCAAGCGTTCCTGAAGGGCGAGGTCGTCGGCGGGTGTCTGGTCGCGGCGATACAGCGTCACGAGCCAGCGCAGCGTGCCGAGCCCTACGGTGGCCGAGAGCGCGCCCGACGGGTTATCGGGCATCGATCATCCGGCAGGGAAGGAAAACCGCTGTGCGGGCATCTGCCGGGCCGCAGCGAGGCGGATCGATCATCCGGCGAAGGTCCACAGGCGATACGGGTCGAGGAGGCGATAAAACGCCTGCGGCATCTCGGCGGGCACGTCGCCCCGGTTTTCGTAATAGTGCGCGGTGCCGACCAGGATCGCCATCCGGATCGGCGTCGGGATCGCGAGCGGGTCGGCGTCGTCATATCCGGCAGTGAAGTCGATCGACATTGATTGCTGCGGTATCTGCGGCAGCAATTGCGGCTTGACGGCGACATAGCCGGGTTCGACGCCGAGGTTGAGTTGATAATCCGCAGGGTCGGCGATCTGCATGTCGTCGAGCGGTCCCCAGGTGATTTGCTCGACGGAGATCGCGGGGGCGCGGGGAAGCTCGATCGGGCGCTTCACCAGCGGGGGCCAGTTCAACGGGAACACGATCAGCGATTGCGGCACGAGCGGCGTTGCGGTCGGCGGCGGCGCCCAGGTGATGTTGTATCGGAGCTTTTGCGTGAACAGCGCGCGGTTCAAGTAGGCTTCCGCCTCCAGGCGCGCGCCGGTCACGTAGAGCGCCACCAGCGCGTCGTCATAGTCCGCATCGATCCGGCAGTGCTGGCGGGCGAGCGCGATCGGGATCGGCTCGCTCGTGGGCGGCGTGATCACGCGCAGCGCGGCATACATGCTGGCCTACTTTCGCACCACCCCGGCGGGCTGGCGGACGGCGCCAGGATCGCCGCCCTCCGGCGTGACAGGCGTCGGCACGAAAAGCTGTAACGGCAGGGCGAGCCGTTTGGCGGCAAGCTCCTGCGCGGCATCCATCGGCACGGCGATCAACTCGCCCACCGTGTAGTGCGAGAAGCGTCGCAGGGTCCGCATGTGAACCAGCGTGCCGGGCACAACGTCGCTCATTTTGTTGGCTTCCTCTTGTCGGTCGTCGCGTCCTGCGTCGCGGCGGCGGTGACGACGACGGCGTTCGATGGCGGGGCGGCGGTCGAGCCGTTGGCATTGGTGGCGGTCACGACACAGGTGAAGGTGTGGCCGTCGTCGGCGGCGATGATGGGATAGGGCGTGCCAGTGCCTACGTCGGTGCCGTCGCTTTGCCATTGGTAGGCGTAGGCGGTCGGCTCGCCGGTCCACTCGCCCATGGTGCAAGTGACTTCCGCACCGGCCTGTGCGGCATAGGGCACCGCAGTATTCGCGGGCGGGTCGGTCGAAGGCGGCGGGGCATCGGTGGTCACCCCTTGGGCTGCGAGGCGTTGCGCTTCGTCGGCGGTGAACGTCGCGACCTCGCCCGCGTTATAGCTGGCGAACTGCTTCGTGAACGTCACCGTCTGATCGCGCTGCGGAATGCCTTCGACCGACATCTGTCTTCCTCCGTTTACTTCGGGTTCGCGAGCGCCGGGGGTGCGTTCGCCCCGGTGAGGGTCGCGGGACGGATCGCGGCGGCTTGCGACCACGTTGGGTTGAGCGGTTGCGTCGAGAACGGCGCGCCTGCGCTGCCCGGCAGGCCGGTGAAGGCCCAATCCTGCGTCAACAGGATCGCGAGCGATTGCAGGTGCCGCATGTTGCAATCGTGCTCCGCGATGACGCGGAACAGCGATTGATCGCGCTGAAACGTCGAGATCATCGACACGCCGTCGTTGTATGCGGCGACATCGGAGGCATCGACGACGACGTTGTAAGTGTCGGCGATCACGAAGTCGGCCATATCGACTAGGTAAACCTCCGACGCCTTGGTGAAGGTCGTCATCACGAGATTCGTCGGTATCTGTTGCGTCAGGCGCACGGGGTAGCCTTCGAGCACACCGCGCGCCATGTCGTCCTTGAAATAGAACCCGCCGACCTGATCGCGGGCGACGGAGATGAAGCGGGCGACGGTCGGCGCCATGATCCAGGTCGGACGGATCATGCGCGACATGCCGTTTTGAAGCGCGAGGATGGCCGCTGACACCCCTGCGAGGATTGCCGTCACAGCGTCACCCGGCGCGGGCGTGGCGGGCATGGCGGTGACGGTGATCAGGTTTGCGGGCAGGCACAGCGTCCGCATGCCGACCGGCCCCTTGTCGGTGCCGTCGCCGCGCAGGAAGGCTAAGTCTTCGCGGCGGGCGATAACCTGCACCAGATCGTCGCGGACGACCTCCTCCACGCCGATCGGGGCGCGGCGGATCAGGTCGTTCGACACCGGGACCATCGCGGTCAGTTTTTTGGCCGTGAAGTTCACGTCGTCGAAGCGCTCTTGCGATACGGTGATGTCGTCCTGTTCAAGCTGATAAGCGGCGGTCGCGCCCCCGGCGAGACGCGGGATCGTCAGGTTGCCCATCGGCATTCCGACTTCCATCGGGTTGCCGCCGCGCACGGCGGTCGAGGCGCGAAGAAGCTCGATCAGGTCCGCCATAAAGTCTTGCGGGATCAGCGCGCCGCCTTCGCCGGTCACGCTGCCGTTGAGCGCGCGGGCAACCAGCGTGTCGCCGAAGCGGTTGTCGATGAATTCGGCGGCTTTCTCCATCGACACTTTGTTGTATCGGGCGTGCAACAGGCCCAGCACGAAGCGGGCGGCTTTGATTCCGCGCGGGTCTTTCAATCCGGCGTCCGGGTCGCGCTTGGCGCGGGCGGGCGCCTTGGCGCCGGGTTGCACGCGGAAGCTCGCGCTCCGCTGGGTCACGTCACGCAATGCGGCCTCCTCCGTGTCATCATCCTCACCATCGCCGTCGCCGTTGGCGTCCTGCGCGCCCTCGGCGGCGGCTTGCATCGCGGCGGCGACGCGCTGGAGGCGCTGATCGATCGAGGCGAGGGCGGCGGCAAGCTGGTCGAACGTGGTCGATTGTGCTTCGTCCAACGGCTTGTCGGCGTC